GCTCCATTCCCTCAGTGCGGCGTTCTGCGCGTCATAGTCGGCCTGCGCCTGCGCGATGATCCGGTCCTGCTCGGTCGTGCCGTCGCCGCCGCGCGCGCGGCGCGTGCCGACATCGACCAGCACCTTTTCGGTAACGGTGCGACGCTGGCGCGTGCCGGGCACTGTCTCCGTCCGCTGCTGCTCGACATATTTCTTGCCCGCCTTCGCCAGCGACATCGTGCTCAATGCCTGCGCCTTGCGCAGCGCGATCTCGCCCGCAGCCTGCCGGAATGCCGCATTCGCTGCATCGATGCGCGACTGCGCAAGCTCGCGCACCCCCTTTGCCACACCCGAGGATGGATCGGAGCTCAGGATCTTGTTCATGGCCGCCGACGCGTCCGACGCGGCTTTCGTGGCGACCGCCTGCGCATCGGTTTGGGCGGCAGCCTCCGCAGTGGCCTTGCTCATCCCGTAAAGCGCCAACGCAATGCCGCCGATGACAGCGGCCCATGGCATCAGGAACGTCATGGCCGCGCGCAGGGTCGTGAACCCGGCAGCCGCGCCCGCTGCGGCGGTTCCTGTCGACGCAGTCGCCGCCGCCGTTGCCACCGAGGCAGGAACGACGCGGCCTACCAGCAGCGTTGCAAGCCCCGCCCACATCGTGATCGCCTTGCCGCCCAGGACAAGAACCGGCCCGACCGCGGCGGTCAGCCCTAGCATTGTTCCGATCACCAGCTGGATCGGCTGCGGAAGATCGGCGAAGGCTCCGATCGTGGAAGCGACCAGCGTCAGGACCGCCGTCAGAGCCGACAGGATGCCGCTGTCGCCCAGCGCGATAGCGGCGGCTTCGAACGATTTGCGCACCTGCGTGATCGCCCCGGACCAGCCCTTCATCCGCGCTTCCATCTGGGTCTGCGCCGACGCCTTGTTGATCTCGGTGCTGAGCCGGGCCAGCCCATCGGCGCCTTGGTTCATCAGGCCGATAGCCGTCCGCATGGCGTCGGTGCCGAAGATTTCCGTCAGGACTTCGCTTTTCGCCTGATCGCTAAGGCCGCCGAGCTTCGTTTGCAGTTCCTGCGCGATCTCTCCCATGGATCGCATGTTGCCCTGGGCATCGTAGAAGGAGAGCCCGTATTGAGCGATGGCCTCCTTCGCCTGTTTCGACTTGCCGGGCAGGGTGGTCAGGAAGGTCTTGTAGCTCGTGCCCGCGTCGGAACCGGACGAAAACAGCGAGGACGTGGCGGCCAGAACGACGTTCATATCCTCGAACGACTGGCCTGTGCCGCCCGCGACGCCACCGGCCTGGCCGATCGCCGCCCGATAATCATCGAATCCCATTTTGCTGACCAGCATCGCGCCGGTCATCTTGTCGACAATGCCGGGAAGCTCGGACACGTCGCGGCCGAACTGCTGCAGGATGTCGGTGACGGCATCGGCGGACGGAGCGAACTCGGCCCCGTTGGCGGCAGCGAACTTCAACGTCGCCTCGGTCGCGCCCCCAAGGATCTGCTGCACATTCAGGCCATTCTTGGCCAGCATCTCCATCACGTCCGCGCTTTCCGCCGCGGTCGCCGTGAAGTTCCGATCCTTGCCAAACGCGATAGCCTGCTGCTTCAGTGCCTCCAGCTGCTTGCCGCTGGCCTGGGTAGCCGCCTCCACGCGGTTCATCGCGCTTTCGAACTTCGCCGCCATCCCCAGGGCAGCGCCGCCGACGGCCAAGATCGGAAGCGTGATGCCGATGCTGATCGATTTGCCGATCGTCTCGACCCGCTGGCCCATCTTCTCCAGCTTTCGGGTCGATCGCGCCAATTCACGCTCAGCGTCGGACAGGCCTTTCTCGAAGGCCGCCGTGTCGAGCCCTAGGACGACCCGGAGTTGCCCGATGATGCTACTGGCCATAGGGTTGCTCCAGACAGGGAGAATCAGATGCGGAAATCGACAATTGCGGTCGCATTGTTATTGGCGGGGTGCTCAACCACTCGAGTATTGGAAATAGAGCCGTCGTTCGTGATCACGAGCACGAAGAGCACTGACGCCCTTACCGAATGTATATCTCTCGCAATTGCGCCGCTGGGGCAGCCGTCGGTTATACCGGGGGAAAGTCGAACCATAGTTGCCGTTGGCGGCGAGTCACTTACCTCGACCGTCGTGACCATTGGCCACGATAGCCCTCACACGATTATCTTCCGCTCTCAAATGATGGCGCAAAAGCATTGGATCGAGAAAGTCCGCGGTTGCGCTTAGCTATCGTCGCCTTTTCCCATCAAGGAAGCTCCCCCACGCCGACGCCTGCTTCTGCCACGGCCGCGCCTTACCTGCGCGGGTCGGGGCGGACTTGTGCTGCAGCTCCTTCTTCAGGTCCGGCAGCTTCTTGGCGCGCTGATAATAGGCCGTCCGCCACGCGCCCATGATGATCATGTCGGCGTCGGAGCGGCGGCGCTGAGAGGCAGCCTCTACCGCTTGGGCGAAGAGCCGCGGCGTTTGCCTCCAGAAGGCTTCTTCGGGCTGACCGATTTCGAGCCAGATTTGCCGGCACTTGGCGATGTCCCAGGGGCTGGCTCGCCCCCCGCGCGAGGGTCCACGTCGCCGCTCCCGGCCGCCTCCGGGAAGGAAAGCAGATACGCCTCGGCCAGCAACTCGCTCGCACGCTTGTGACCGAGCGCCTGAATGATCTTGCCGGCCGTACGCGGATCGACCGCGCCATGATGCTCTTCGAGAGACGCCTGCATGACGGTGATCATGGCGGTCGGCGATGTCAGCACCTGGGTGCCGATATCCTCGATCAGGCCCTTGAGCGTCGTCTCCACCGCAGCCAACGCGTTGAAGTCGAACAGGAGGATGCCGCCCTTCTCGAAGCCGATCACGTCGACTTCGGGAAAGGCGACCTCGCCCTTATGTTTGTTGGCCAGCGGCATATCAGCCGGCCGCCGGGGTCAGGACGGGCTTGCCACTGATCTTGAAGGTCGCGGCGCCGGTCATCTTGTCATCCAGCGGAGTGGCGCGGCTGTGGCTGGTGAAGAAGCCCTTGATGTCGAGGGTGGCGCCATTGGGATATTCGATCTGCCATTCCGACAGGCCGCCGGTCTCGATCGCGTCGGTCACCACATCGTCATCGGCAACGCCGGGGATGAGGTTGTAGGTCAACGTCGTTTCGCCGGCATCCTTCAGGCCCGGCTTGAACTCGCGCCAGCGATCGGGCGAGGTCATGTGTGTGAATTCAACCGAATCGATGGTCGTTTCGGGCGGCTCGAATTCCACGACTTCCGCCAGCGTGGTGTAAGTGTCGGCGGCCGTCTTCTTCTTGAAGAGCGTGCCGTAACCGATATCGGTTTCGTCAGCGGTTGCTGCCATCTTTATGCTCCTGCCTTGGAATGCCAGACGTCCAAATCGAGGCGGAAGCGGTGGACAACGCCACTGCTGACCGCCTTGTCCTCGTCCGTGCTGGCGTCACGGTCGATGACGAAGATGCGAAAGCGATATCCGCCGAAGGTCGCGCGCAGGCCGTTGAGGCCAGCCTTGATGCCGCGCGGGGCGATAGAGAGCGATAGATCCTTGGCGATCTTGTGCGTGTCGGCCCATATGTCGATCTGGACCCGAGATCGGGTCCAGCCGCTGGGTGCGGCCAGGTTCATCTGCTCGATGTCGCTGATGTTCCACAGGACGATCGAAGGGTAGGGACGTCCCTGCGGAGACAGGCTCCAGTCGACCCGCTTGGTGACGGCATCGAAAATGCCCGGCATCGCAAGGATATATGCCCGTAGTGCCTCTTCCATCTTTTCAGCCGCGCGCCAGCTTCCGCGCCCGACGCCGCGCTGCACCATCCACAGCGCTGCCGAGATCAGCCGCAAGGTCCGTCAGCAGGCTTTGGCTATGCTGATCCCAGGCCTTGCGCATATAGCCGGCGGGCGGATTGTGGATGCTGCCGAACTCCTGCGGCACCGCATGGCCATGCTGCGTCTGATCCGGTCCCATATAGACCTCCACCGACGACTTGTCGGCGAAGCGGCGCTTGCGCTGCCCATGGGTGCCCTGGCGCGTCGAAACGGCGATGCTGTCCCGCAATTCGCCCTCACCGACAGGGGCATTGGCCTTGGCGCTGTCGCGCATCGGCTCCAGGCGCTTCTTGCCGAACCGCGTGAGCGTCGCCTTGCCGGTCGCGCGCGGCAACGAGCGCAGGACGTCATTGATCGCGCTCAGGCCCTCGATCCGGGTTCTCGACATGTCACGCCTCCTTGGGGCGATCCGGCCGGGCGGCGGTCGTGATCTCGATCACGTCCTCGCGCTCGCGCCCTTCCTTGGTGCCGGTCACCGCATAGGTGACGCCCTTATGCTTGATGACGAACCCGCCGGTGATGGTGCGGGTCAGGACGTCAGATCTGACCGTGAAACGCGTAGTCAGTTCCTGGGCGTTCTCTCCCGCGCGCAGGCGCTCGCCATCTTTGACGTCGACCTTCTTGGCCCAGCGCTTGCCGACCTCAGTCAGCGGTCCTTGCACCGTCGCGGTGCCGTCGTCGATTTCGCCGGCAGCCCAGATGGAGATGCGGCGATGAAACTCGCCAGCGCTGCGCCGCGCCATCAGGCATAGACCCTGAAGGGCGAGAGCAGGTTTTCCACGGTGGTCGACATGGGGATGGATGTCGGCGCAACGTTCATATCGCTGGCCGTCTCGGTAAAGCGATACATGTCGCCGACCATCAGCAGGATCGCCTGCTTGATCGGTTCGGGGACGTTCGACACGATCGGATCGGCATCCGGGTCCACTGCGTAGCCGGCGCGGTAGCGGATGCGGACCGTTTCGGCATGGCCGCGATAGGCACCCGGCGTCGGCCAAGACTTGCCCCAAGCGCAGCCGAGATCGCGGCCGAAAAGCTCATAGGTGTCAGGATCGACCAGCACTGGCTGGCCGGTGCCGTCGAGATAATGGACCGACACGACGTCCACGATCGGCTGATAGGAAAGCCGGATCAGATCGCAGAAGCCGCACATCCGGGCTTCCAGCGTCTGGAGGCCCAGCGCGCGGCCAAGCCAGCCGTCTGGGCCGTCGATATGCTGGGTCGCGGCGGCAATCAGCCGCTCGACCATCTCGCGCTGCTCGTCATCGCCATCGAGGCGCAAATGCTGGTCAGCCTCCTCCCACGTCACGACGGGCGCGGGAGGGGTGATGACGATGACGCGCATCAGTCGGCCTTCTTGGCCTTGTTCGCTGGGGCGCTGCCGCCCTTATTCTCAAGCGCGCCACCTTCCGCCTTGTTGCTGGGCGCGGGCTCAGCCTTCTCGGCATTGGGATCGATCAGCACGGTGCCGACCAGATGCTTCACGATAGCGGGGTCCGCCAAGCGTGTATCGCCTTTTTCGAACTGATGCTGCACGACACCGTCGTCGGTGATCTTGTTGCCCAGATGCTCCCGGGCGACTTCATATTCTACCAGATCAGCCATTGCGGCCTCCTCAATCGAACCAAAAGAGCCGGCGGGG